TCACAAACGAAAATGGCAAAATAAACAGAACTTTAAAATCAAACGCAAAATTAGTTCCTGATGGCGTTCAATACGAAAGAGTATCAGTTCTTTTGTTAGATGTTGTTAAGCGTCAAGAAGAAGCAATCCAAGAACAACAAGCAATCATTACAGACCTAAAAGCTCGCATTGAAACCCTAGAATCTAAATAAGGATAAATCATGGAACTCAAAGTAAATCAACTAGACCGCAACACAGATGGTGACATCGTAACTACTGTTCATTGGACAGCAATTAAACAAGATGGTGAATTCACAGCATCATCTTATGGCACAGTCGGTGTAGAAGTAGGTGATACAGTCATTCCTTTTGCTGATTTGACTGAAGAAGTAGTTAAGACTTGGTTAGCTGAAAAGCTAGACTTAGAAGCTATGGAAGCTAGTCTTGATGCTCAATTAGCAGACCTAAAAGCACCTAAAGTAGTAAGCGGATTACCTTGGTAATATGGGTAAACCGCTTCCCTTTAAGCGGTAATTTTGGAGAAAACTATGGGAAATAAAGAAAAAACCCCAGTCGTTTTAGATGATGTTGAGTATTTTTACGAAGATATGAACCAGCAACAACAAATGATGGTTAATCATATTCAAGACTTAGACCGCAAGATTGGTTCAATGTCATTCAACATTGATCAGTTGAATGTCGGTAAGGCTGCTTTCGTTAAGCTACTAAAAGAAGCTTTGGAAACTAAGGAAATTACGGAGCAATAATGTCGGAAATAGACCCAGTACGCTATGGTGTTTTATGGCACAAAGTAGAAAAAATGGAAGAAGAAGTTGCTGAACTTCGCAAGGATATGAAAACCCTCATAGCTATGGCTGAACGCTCAAAAGGCGGTATGTTCATGGGTATGGCCATCGTTTCTGCTTTAAGTAGCGTAGTGGGCTATATCACCCATTGGTGGACTAAGTGAGAGAAATACTCGTTATTTGGGCGGTATTGATTGGCGTAGCGTTTGCCTACAACGCCAAAGCCCAAAATACTGTGATGGACATGAACTACAAAGGGCAACCTGTACCTTCAGCGATTGCACCATCTATGTCAGCATTTTCTCAAGATGTATGCGGTATTCCTGTAAGCGGTGCAGTATCTTCTACTGTTATTGGAGTATCAGGTGGCACAGTTTATACCGATGCTAACTGTGAACGAATTAAGATTGCCAAAACACTCAATGACCTTGGTCTAAAAGTAGCTGCCGTAGCGACTTTATGTGCTGATAACAGGGTTTGGGATGCTATGTTGATGTCAGGTACGCCATGCCCTATTGATGGGTTAATTGGTGATGCTGCTAGAGATGCTTGGATTAAGAAAAACCCTGAGAAATTTGAGAAGCTTTATGGCAAAGTACCCCCTCTATCTACTGTTGCTACTAAGCCTACTGAGGACAAGTGATGCTTTGGCTCAAGCGTGTTATTGCACGACTCCTTGGCAACCAAACTCAGTCTTTGGACAATCCTGTACCGCAAACGCAAACTGTTGGGCTTGCCAACAAGGTGCGTACAACACAAGCTGGCAACAAGCGTTCTGTGGCAACTACCAAGCACCTCAACCAGTCCCAGTCACTTGCACAACAACATTCACCGAAAAAACAGAAAGTTGCCAAGCAAACTTTAGCGGTATCAAAAGATTCAAGCAAGAAACCAAAACCTGTACAGACGGCCAAGTCACGAACTACGGCTGGCAACTCTACTCAGACAGTTGCACACCAAACCCACCAAGTTGCATCAACTCAACGGACTCAAAAACAGAAACTTGCGGAATCAATCAAAGCGGTCAAAAAAGCTACCAAAGAAACAACATCTGTAGCGACCCCTACGGCACGAAAACGCTAGGTGATTGGGTTTTAACTTCTAATACTTGCACCCAAGACCCACCTTCTTGCCAAGTGCAAAGCCAAAGTCAAACACTTTCTTGCCAAGTAGGTTATGTTGGTAGTATTACGCAAATACAAACATCAACTTGCCCTAATCCTTATGGGCAACCAGTATGGAGTGGATCATGGATAACAACACAGAATACTTGCACAAAGTCAGTAACGAATCCGACCAATATAGCGAGTCCTGTATCGCCTGTAAGCCCACTCAACCCCACGAGTGTAGCCACCCCTGTATCGCCAACGCCCACATCAACTGTAACTGCACCGACTACTCAGGATGTGCCGAACTCGGCAGCGACCCTGACAACCTCGCAGACAAAATCAACTGCATCGGAAACCCCTACCCCCAAAGAAACACCGAAGTCACCATTCACCCTAAAGACTTTACCCCTTGCGTTGTCGTTGGAGCTATTTTCTAAGCCAATGGCACAACCCAATGTATTTCCTGACTTAAATATTGGTCAAGAACTGCCAAATGATATTAAAATCATGCAACAAACATACATGGACTTAATCACTAACGGTTCATTGTTTAACCCCAACCAAGCCGATAAATTAAAACGCATCGCTAGTGATGCTGTGGAGTTAGAGCAATGAGTGATAGTGATAAATTAGATAAGATTGAGTCCGCAATCAAGTTTGCAAGAGAAAATGCCATCGTATTGGGCTTTTTAGGTACTGCCGTGCCGTTTATTTTTGGTTTAGGTTATACCGCTATTACCGAAATCAACAAAGCCAAGGATGCCCTTTCTCAGTTCACAGAGATTGTTGAACAATTTGGCGAATACAAGAGCAAAGTCGCTAATTTAGAGCGTGATAACCAGTTATTGAGAGAGCGTTTACAAGCTCAAGGTGATCAAATTGGCAAAGCACAGGATAGATTGACCGATGCCGTGTTGGATTCTAAGCAAGCCAAAGCCAAGGCTGATGCCGTGGAAAGAATGACCACGCAAGAGCTAAAGATTCTTGGTGAAGCCATGAAATCTGAGCTAAACGCCATCAAACGAGCAACTTCTAACCGATTGGGGAACTAATGGATAACTTACTTACATTACTAAAAGCGACTGCACCAGCATTAGCGACTGCGGTGGCTGGGCCATTAGGTGGTGCTGCCGTATCTATGATTGCTGACAAGCTAGGTTTGGATGACAAGACTGTAGAAGGCGTGACCAAAGCCCTGATTGCTGACCCTGAGAAGCTAAACAAGCTCAAAGAGATGGAGTTGGAGTTTGCCAAGATTGATGCTCAAGACCGCAATTCTGCTCGCAATCGTGAGATTGAAATTGCTAAGTCTGATGTGCATTTCATTACCAAAAACATCGCTTCTATCCTAGCTCTTGGAACTTTGTCAGGCTCAATGATTATGACTGGCTTGATATTCTTTGTGGATTTCCCTGATAGTCAAGAAAACATCATTATTTTTGCTTTGGGATTCTTGTCCAGTTCTGCAACTCAGGTCTTGTCTTACTACTTTGGATCAAGCCAAGGTTCTAAAGAAAAAACCGAAGAAATTAAAGGAATGATGAAAAAATGAACCTAAGCCCTAACTTTACCCTTGAAGAAGCCACATTTAGCGAAACTGCTGTGCGTTTAGGTATTCCTAACGAACCAAGCCCTGAGCAGTTGGAGAATATGAAGAAGGCAGCAGAAGGCATGGAAGCTATCAGAAAGCTTTTAGGTAAGCCAATTCGTGTGAACTCATGGTTACGCCTACCAGCTGTTAATCAAGCGATTGGTGGTGCTGCTAAATCAAGCCACATGGATGGGTGGGCTATTGACTTTGTATGCCCTAGTTATGGTGATCCTTATGCCGTGGCTAAGGCTTTGAAAGATTCAGATATTCAAGTGGATCAGGTGATTCATGAGTTTGGTCGTTGGGTTCATGTATCGTTTGCCCCTGAGATGAGAAACCAATTCCTGACCATATTTAAACCGCAGAATAAATATGTATCAGGAATCTTGACTGCTGAAGAATACGCTAAGAGTGCTTAGTTTCGTTAATAGCTAAAGCGTTGCGGTATCTTGCCCATTTCTCTTGATACCGCTTATCTTCGCTAGGTGGCTCAAAGCCAAGTCTACGCAATGTTTCTGCAATATTAGTCTTGGCTGCTGGCGTATATTTCCAGTTGATATTGTCAAGTCGCATCATTTGACCCCCATGTAGGTATATTTAGCCCAACGCTTACCTTCAGCCGTTTGAATCGTTGCAACAATGTTATGGCTATCTTTTAATCTAAATATTACATCGGCTAGGCGTGTAATGCCATACTTTTGGATAGCTTCCCAGCTAGTGATTGATTTACGCTTTTTAAAGTGAGCTAACACCATCTCTTTTTGATTCATATTAAAGACCCCCTGTGCGGATTACCCATACTGTTAAAGGAACAACAAAGAAACAAACACCCAAAAACAAACCTTTAAGGATCATCATGATTAGTAGCCCTCGCAGATTTCTTGAGCTAATGACTCAATGATTTTTGGTGAAATCAATTCGTAAATATCAACGCCTTGATGTTTTATGGTGTGGATTTGAACTCCACCGTTATAGCCAACTGTATCGTCAGCATCTTCGTAGTCGTACTCTATGTCTAAAAGCACACCATCACGGTCAATTTGTATTTCTTCCATTTGTTTCTCCTTGTTTACTCACTGCGATGTTGCAGTAATGACAGATTAAGCCAACTTAACAAGTAATGCAAGAATTATTTTGTAGGGACAAACCCTAGTGTTGTTTATTTGCAACATTGGCTCCTCGGGCTGGGCTTGAACCAGCGACCCTACGATTAACAGTCGTATGCTCTACCAACTGAGCTACCGAGGAATGGGGCGTGACAATTTGGCAACTACTAGCAACCAACGAGAAAGCCGTAAAACCGTTGGATTGTTGCATCCTTGTTTGACGGCTTAACCACGCTTTAAATATTGTTCTTTAGCTTATAAAACGCTAATAAATGAGTAAAGCATTCCCATGCCGACTTCAGGGAATCAGGGGGTATTTCGCATAACTTTACCTCATTGGTAGTGCCATTGACAAATACAATTGCTGCTCTGCATTCCTCAAGCTTGTAGCCAAGACCTACGCAATAGGCTGCCAGTTGCATCTCATGTTCGTGATATGGCTCAACCTTTTCAAGATCCGTTTCTTTGGTCTTAAAGTCCACAACCAAGTTTTGGGCTGATAGGTCAATTTTTCCACCATACCCTAGCTCATGGGCAAAAGACTTTTCAGATAGCCACAGTTGGCTTCCAAACGCATCAGCAAGGGCTTTATCTATGTTCTTCACATATTGTGGCCATTCAGGAAGGTAAACTTGCTCAAAGTAGCTTTCAATGATTCCGTGGATAGCCGTTCCACGCTCTGCTGCTTGTCTGCCCTGAACCTTAGAATCAGCCATGACTCGCTCCAACCAATCCTTCTCAGGTTCGTTTGGGTTTCTTGGCAAGGTTAATGCTGATAACAACACCTGAGTTTGTAACCAAGTATTGAGTGCTGGTTTAGCTGCCACACCCAAGATAGTGGTTACGCTAGGCACTAGGTCTAGCTTACGAGCATCACGCAATGTGGTGGCTCTTAGACCTGTTTTGCCTTCAACTTGATACGCTGATTCACCAGTTTTGGTATACCAATGAGAGGATTCGCTATTTTTTTGTTTGATTATCATTTGTTTTCCATTGTGCATTTGAAGTTAGACTTAGCTATTTGCATAACTGCATCCATCGTTAATTGAGCGTGTTTACCGCTTTTGTAGCCATGACCATAAGCCAACACTACCAAAACAATAAATAACGCCACCCAAGCGGTTCTAATAGCCACCTTACTCATTTTGAGTCCACCATAAGGCAAACAAAATAGACAAGATGGCTAAAGCCAACATTCCAATACCGCCCAATACGACCCATAAAACTGTGATCATTTTGGGTTAAACATCCAACTAGCTGCTTCATCCATGCGTGGCATAAGCTTTTTAGGCTTTGTATTGCCATGTGCTTGCTCCCTGTATTTCTTTTGTAGTTCACGCTGAGGAATAGGCGGTAGTTCAGGTGCATCAGGTAGGTCACCAGTTGCGTAAAACGACTTAGGTTTGTGCCTTGGCGTTCTTTCGTAATGGTGAATGTAAATCTTCTTGGCATCTCTTAGCTGGGTAATGTACCTAGCAATAAAAACCACGCTAACACCTAAAAAATCAGCCATTTCTGTGCGAGTCATAGGTGTGATTGCAAGTTGCTCCAATAGCTTTTTTTGTAAAAGTTCTTTTCTATTCATAATTGAAGGTGGGGTTACTCGCTGCACTAACGCTAGAGTCGGTAGCCTGTTTGCAGTCAGCATCCGCTTTCACCCCTTAATCTTAATAACAGTTAGTTGTGCAATTTCCACCATAACAACAGGTCGTGCAAGTTACAAACTTACCGCCTGAGTTGATTGTATGGGTAGAACAATTAGCGTAAACCAATGTTGTTGAAGCTGCTAACCATAATCCAATAAGTAATTTCTTCATATTCACTCCTTAAAAGGGCATATCATCATCTTTTAAATCGGCTAACGCAGTAGAGATAGCTTGGTTGGCTTCTTCTTCTCCGTTAGTTCCACGCCATTCAGCAGACTTCTTGATGATGTCCTTAAGTCCGTCTGAAAGACTGTCAAACTTAGCTTGATCAAAAGCATCTAGGCTAAATATGAGCAGTTCGTTTACGCCAGTAGGCTCAGGCAACTTCTTCAATGCTGCTGGCACTTGGCTTAGTCCTGACAAATTAGCGTATGTTTTGCCTTCACGGTCATTGTGAGTGACATTACACATAGCAAACTTGCCTAACAATACATTTAGGTCAAAACCTAACAATTCTTCAGCTGTGAACTTTTTGCCACGCCATGATTCCAAGTCTTTGCGTAGGGTAGATTGCTCACCCAAAGACATGGTGTAGCGTTTAGAAATCATTAATGGCTTGCCATCGTTGGTCGTTAGTGCTTGACCATCGTTATCTTCGCCATGTAGCTCAAAGCTAAACATCAGCTTGCGTTGCATTTTGATAGCACCTTGCCATTCAACTTTCTGAGTGCCAAGGTCTAGGATTCTGTATAAACGCCCAAGGTGTGATCCTGATGGCGGTAGTTTAAAAGTGGATTCTGTTCGGTTTTCTCTGATAATCATTAAATTACTCCTTGTTTACGGAAAATAGATGCCCAGTCCTCAAATATTGGGGATAGTTTTGACTTTGGTTTGGAAGGTTTACCACACGCCCAACGAATGATAGAAACATCATCATCGGATAAGAAATCACCAGCTTCCATGCGTTCCAAAGCTAGTTCTAGGCGTTCTTCTTGCTGTTGCATAGCAACAAATTCTTCGTGGTTCATATTTACTCCTTTTCTCACTGCGACATTGCAGTAGTTACATATTAAGCATACTAAAACACTATGTCAATACCCTTTGCAAAATATATTTTTTAGACTATACTGGGCTTAATTATGAAATTAACTGACTCACAAATTGTAGACCTTTTAGGTGGCACAACTGCCGTTGCCAAGCTATGCAAAGTAAGCCCACCAGCCGTTGCTCAATGGAAAACTAAAGGTATTCCATACGACAAAATGGTGTTTTTGGGTGCTGAATTGGAGCAGAAAAGCTGTGGCTTGATGAGCAGAAAAACGATGTTTCCTAAAGTTTATAAATTTATTTGGCCTGAACTGGAATAATACGGTATGATTTGCACATCTCTTGTCAGGGGATTAAACTTAGTGTGGCTTCACATGATACTCAGTAGGTTGCTAAGACCTATCCTGACAGACCCCTTAAAAAAGGGTTGGGTATCAGGTGAAGCCATTTTTTTTGAAGGCTTTTATGAAACTGATTCCTAAAAATTGGGACAACTTTCAGCATTACAAACATCGTTCCCCACCTTGGATAAAACTTCACAAAAACTTGCTTGATGACATGGCATATCAACGCTTGCCTGTTGCTAGCAAAGCTCTAGCACCGATGCTTTGGTTGCTAGCAAGTGAATCGCATGACGGAGTTATCCACAGGACACCTGAAGAAATAGCGTTTAGGCTTAGAATGACTGAAAAAGAGGTCATTAGTGCCATTAAACCTTTGATTGATAACGGCTTTTTTATTGAAGATAGCAATATGCTAGCAACAAGCTTGCAAGGTGCTACTACAGAGACAGAGAAGAGACAGAGTAGAGTAGAGACAGAGAAAGAGACAGAGACACCTAGCGGTGTTACTGAGTCTGTTTTTAAAGACTACTTAGAAGTTCGCAAAACCAAAAAAGCCAAATGGTCTGAAACTGCACTCAAAGGTTTAATCCGAGAATCTGAAAAGGCTGGGATTTCACTACAAGATGCTATGGAGCTCTGCTGTGCTAGAGGTTGGGTTGGTTTCAAGGCTGAATGGATTAAAGACCAACAGCCTACAAACAACGACAAAGCTTGGATGTTTAGCGATGCTGGTATTGTTGCCAAAGCTTCCGAACTTGGCATACATAGCATTGGCCTTTCATACAAAGAACTCAAAGACAAATGCTTGCTGATAATGGCTAAAAAGGCGATGGCATGAAATACCACATATTTGACGAAAACAACGACAGAATGCGTATTGTCAGCAGTCTTTGGGAAGCTAAACACATCACTAGTTTGCGTGATGGTTGGACTTTTATCAGAATCAAAGCACCTAAAATTGTTTATGAGGATGCCCCATTTTGAATTATTTAAGCGTTTGCTCTGGCATTGAAGCTGCTACTGTTGCTTGGGATGGTATGGGTTGGAATCCCTTAGCTTTTAGCGAAATAGAGAAATTTCCTAGTGAAGTTTTAAAACATCATTACCCTACAGTCCCAAATTTTGGGGACATGACTAAATTTAAGGAGTGGGACTTTGGAACAAATAGATTGGATTTACTCGTTGGCGGAACACCCTGTCAATCATTCTCAGTCGCTGGACTCAGAAAAGGACTTGATGACCCAAGGGGAAACCTTGCCCTTACCTATGCTGCAATTCTTGACAAGTTTAGACCCAAGTGGTGCATTTGGGAAAATGTGCCGGGTGTCCTCAGTTCAAACAAAGGAAGGGATTTTGGATCCTTCCTTGGGGCGTTGGTTGAACTCGGCTATGGGTTCAGCTACAGGGTGCTTGATGCTCAACACTTCGGAGTCGCACAGCGAAGAAGAAGAGTGTTTGTTGTCGGACATCTTGGAGATTGGAAGCCTACCGCAAAAGTTCTTTTTGAGTCCCAAAGCTTGTCAGGGGATACTAAAAAGAGCAGACAGGAGAGGAAAGAAGTTACCGGATATGTTGAAAGCAGCTTTGGACAGTACCGTGAGGACAGCATTGCTGGAACAACCAAAGCAAGCGGTGGAGTCTTAGGTGGTGGTAGCGAAACTTTTTTGGCTATCCCAATACATTCACAAGCCATGCAATCAACCGGTGGCGGTAAAAATAGAAACGATGACGGCAAAGGAAATGGTCTTGGGGTTGGCAAGAATGGTGACCCAATGAATACATTAACTACCGCTAATGTTCATGCAGTTGCCCATGCTTTCAAGGTTCGTGGTGGTTGCGAAGGTGGTGGCAAAGGCTATCTTGGTCAAGATGAAAAAGCTTTTACTTTGTCTACAGTTCAGGATCAACAAATAGCAGTTGGTTTTGATGCCTACAATAGTTCTGTAACTGGCAACATATCCAAAACTTTAGATACAGGCTGTGATTATCACCATGTCCCCAATGTTTATTCTCAAACTATGGCGGTTCGTAGACTTACCCCTGTTGAATGCGAAAGATTGCAAGGTTTTCCTGACAATTACACCAATATCAAAGAAAATTGCCCTGACGGCCCAAGATACAAGGCTTTGGGTAATTCAATGGCAGTTCCTGTAATGAGATGGATTGGCAACAGAATACAAATGGTAGAAGATGGACTTATTTGATGACAAAAACTCCGAACAATACAGGCACGAATGCGAAGTCAGGCAACTCATCCAATGGCGTAAAGAATGGGGTTTGCAAAGATTTCAAAGATATTTGGAAACTTATGGATTTAGTAACCGAATTGCAAAACTCAGAACGGACATTGCAGACCAATGGGCAAAAGGTAACAGAGGAAAAAAAGGAGAGTGGCGATGAAAGATATTGATCCAAACGCTTGCATAGACTTTATATTTGAAAAAGCACCTGAATTTGCCAAGGCAAAAGCGGTATTGGCTGACTTAGAAAACGCCAAAAGCTCAATCAAAGCGGACTTGATGAAAGCCAGTAATGAAACTACCATTGCTGGTCAGGAGCGTGAAGCATACTCAAGCCCACAATATAAACAACATTGCAAAGCCATCGGCATAGCTACCCACGAAGTAGAAATGCTCAAGCTGCACATAAAATGTGCTGAATTACGCTGGGAAACATGGCGAACCCAGCAAGCCAACGACAGACAATTTGACAAAATGATAAGGAATAACTGATGAACGAAACTCTCAACAGGGCGATTAACTTTGCCGTTAAAAACACCAAATACATTGATTTTGCTGAAACATTGCTAGAAATCAAACGAACAACTAGGGCATACGAAGAAGCAACCCTCAAAAAAGATTGGGATGGTGCATACGATATCAGCATAGCGTTGGTAGACCTAACGCATGACCTAGAAGATATTGCTCGTCAGATGCTAAATGACCAAAAGTGAAAAAGAACACTACTCCAAAGTCGCAAGACTTGGATGTATCCTATGCTATCACTTGGGCCACCGAGGGACAGAGTGCGAAATTCACCACATTAGACGATTTGGCGGTAAAAGAGCTAATGCACCAGTTATCGGACTTTGCCCTGAACACCACCGAGGAAATACAGGTGTTCATGGTCTTGGAGCAAAAGGGTTTGAAAAACATTATCAAATTGGACAAGAAGATTTGCTTGAAATGACGGAGAAACTGCTTGCTAATTCTTAATTTACCCTTACCCCCATCGGTCAATACCTATTGGCGAGCTAATGGCAAAAGACGATTTATTTCCAAAGAAGGTATGCTTTTTAGGGAAAATGTCATTGACTACTGCATTGAAAACAAAGTGCCTAGTTTTGGCGATAAACGCCTACAGTTTCAAGTTACCCTATACCCTAGGGATAAGCGTATCCAAGACATAGATAATCGCATTAAAGCCCTTTTTGACGCATTAGAAGGTTGGGCTTATGATTCTGATTCACAGATAGATGTTTTGATAGTACAAAGAGGTGAAATCCGCAAAGGCGGTGGCTGCCTAGTAATGATTGATGAAATAAATGAACCACGACAAGACCAGCGGTGACAGAACCTTGCAAGAATGCTCAAACTGTAAATTACGAAAAGCCAAAGAATTTGGCAGATATGTTCCTTTTAACCAAGGTATGAATCAAAAATGGGTGTGTGGCTATTGCTACGAGAAAAGAAACAGGCGATAATGGTCTAACGAGAGTGATATTTGGGGAAATCCGTGGAAAGTACCCATTTTTTTGGAGATGCTATGAAAGAGTGTGCTTTATTTACCCTAACGCTGTTGCATAGTGCTACCAATGCACACTTGATGCACTTCAAAACTCGCTCTTACTCAGAACACAAAGCTTTACGCCAGTATTACGATGGCATTGTTGATTTGGTGGACACCTTAGTTGAAAGCTATCAAGGCTTGTACGGCATAGTTGAAGACTATCCAAATGTCTATCATTCACCAAAAGACCCCATCAAGTATTTTGAATCTTTGCAACGCTTTGTAAAAGATGCTCGCCAAGACTTGCCACAAGACTCAGAATTGCAAAATGTGATTGACGAAATCGCTGATTTAATCAATTCAACAACCTATAAACTTAAATTTTTGGGGTAATCATGCCTTTAGATAAATCAGGTAGCAAAGAATCAGTCGGCAAAAACATCAAAGCCGAGATGAAAGCTGGCAAGCCAAAGAAGCAAGCCGTAGCCATCGCCCTAAATGTAGAGCGTGACAACGCAAAAGGTAGCCGTAAAGCTAAACTTGAAGAAGCTTATGGTCGCTTTTTAGGTGAGCGTGATGAGTGACGGCTTGTACGCCAACATTCACGCTAAAAGAGCTAGGATTAAGGCTGGTTCAGGTGAGCGTATGAAGAAAGCTGGCGAAGAAGGCAGACCGTCAGCCAAAGACTTCAAAGAATCTGCTAAGACCGAAAAGCCTACACGCAGAGAAACCATTGAATCTAAAATGAAGGATATGTGATGTTTCCCAAAGAAAAAATCAAACCAAAAGACTCATTGTTGCAACCGCACAAAGAATCAACCCTTGAAAAGAACGAAGCCAAACGAGTGGCTCGCAGAGAAATGCTAAATAGAGAATTCAATAAGGTTGTTAAAGATAAGTTTTAACGCTACAATTAAGTTATCTAACTACTTGGATGACTTATGCAAATCACAGAAGTTGCAGTTGAAGCGTTAATCCCTTACGCTAAGAACTCACGAACTCACGATGATGCACAGGTGGCACAAATTGCCGCCAGCATTAAAGAATTTGGGTGGACAAACCCTATTCTTGTTGATGGAGATAAAGGCATTATTGCTGGTCATGGCCGTCTAATGGCTGCTCGCAAGCTTGGACTAACAAAAGTCCCTGTAATTGAGCTTAAAGATATGACTGAAGCCCAAAAGAAAGCGTATGTAATTGCCGACAATAAGTTGGCTATGAACGCTGGTTGGGATATGGACTTTTTAAAGCTAGAGCTACAAGACCTAGAAGATGCAGATTTTGACCTATCTCTTACAGGTTTTGACGATAAAGAGCTAGACCAATTACTTGCACCTGAAATTGAAGAAGGTCTTACAGATGAAGATGCTGTGCCTGAAGTCCCTGAAGAACCCAAGACTAAGCTAGGCGATATATATATTCTTGGAAATCATAGACTTATGTGCGGTGATAGCACAATGTTGCATGATGTTGAAAAACTTATGGATGGCACAAAACCTGATTTGATTCATACAGACCCACCATACGGCATGAATGCAGTCAGCAAATCATCAGTTTTGAAAGCAAACTATGGCACAGACATCATGGGTGACGATAACCCTGATGTGGCCAAAGATGCGTTTAACTTAATTTATGGTTTATACCCTGATGCCAAACAAATATGGTGGGGTGCAAATTATTACTGTTCCGTCTTACCTGATAGCGAATGTTGGTTGGTTTGGGATAAAAACAACGGTCAATCAGACCAAACGGATTGTGAGTTAGCTTGGGCTAACTTTAGAAGTGTTGTAAGACAATTTACTCAAGCATCTGAAAAAACAAACCGAGTACATCCTACACAAAAGCCTGTATCTTTGATGGAGTGGATTATCAAAAGATTTAATGTTTCTGCCAAAACAATTGCAGATTACTTTGGAGGATCAGGTTCAACATTAATTGCTGCCGAAAAGCATGGATTACAAGCATTTATTATGGAATTTGACCCAAAGTTTTGTGATGTAATAATTAAACGATGGGAAGATTACACTGGTAAAAAAGCACAACTTTCGGAGTTATAAAATATGGCTCAGGGAAAATTACACAAACCAACGCAAGCTGATAGAGATACAGCTAAACGCCTGTCTGCTTTAGGCGTTCCACATGAAGATATAGCCACAAGACTAAAGATTAGTGCTGACACCCTTGTTAAATACTATCAAGAGGAACTTGATGAGGGTCGTATTGATGCCAATGCCGCTATCGCTGGAACATTATTTAGTCAAGCAAAAAAAGGCAATACGGCAGCTGCTATCTTTTGGCTTAAAACAAGGGCTAGATGGAAAGAAACTCAAGTAAATGAGATGGTCGGCAACAACGGTGGAGCAATACAGATAGCATGGGCTGATGAAGAAGATTAAGCTTAAATATCGCCCAAGAACGGTATTTGCAGAGTTCCATAAAAGAACCCAGCGTTGGGCAGTATTGGTAGCACACCGAAGGGCTGGTAAAACCGTAGCTTGCATCAATGACCTAATCCGTAGGGCTTTGCTTGAAAACAAGAAAGATGCACGGTATGGTTATCTTGCACCCTATTATTCTCAAAGTAAGACAATTGCTTGGGATTACCTTATGCGGTATTCAGAACCGTTTAGGGTGGCTGCCAACCAATCAGAGCTATGGGTTGAGCTATTTAACGGTGCAAAAATCAGGCTTTTTGGTGCTGACAACCCTGATGCCTTGCGTGGCTTATACTTAGATGGCGTGGTTCTTGATGAATATGCCGATATGAAGCCTAGCGTTTGGGGTGCAGTTTTACGCCCATTATTGGCTGACAGGGGTGGTTGGGCGGTATTTATTGGAACACCCAAGGGTCATAACGCCTTTTACGATATATACAATACGGCCACCAAACAAAATAACTGGTTTGTAAGAACGCTAAGGGCAAGCCAAACAAACCTATTGCCACAAGCCGAACTTGAAGATGCTCAGGCATCTATGTCACCTGATCAATACGAGCAAGAGTTTGAATGTAGCTTTGAAGCTGCCATCATGGGTGCTTACTATGGTAAAGAGATGCGAGTCCTTACCGATGCCAAGCGTATTACCACGGTTGAATACGACAAGATGTTCCCATGCCACACCGCTTGGGACTTGGGTTATTCAGACGATACGGCTATTTGGTGGTATCAAGTCGTATTTGGTGAGTTACGGATACTGGACTACCATTCAAGCAACGGCCACCAAGTAAGCTATTACACCGACCTACTGGCTGCCAAAGAACGAGAGTTTGGGTATAAATACGGCACACATTACTTACCGCATGATGCTAGGGCAAAAACATTGGCAAGTGGTGGGAAATCAATTATTGAACAAATATCTAGCAAAATTCCATTGACTTCGCTTAAAATAGTGCCAAGCTTATCGCTTCAAGACGGTATTCAAGCCACTAGACTTGCATTAATGCGAAGCTGGTTTGATGCAGATAGATGTCATGACGGTATAGAGTGCTTACGGCAGTATCAGCGTGAATACGATGAGGACAAGAAGGTTTTTAGGGATAAACCCAAACACGATTGGACTTCTCACGGTGCAGATGCTTTCCGTATGCTTGCAATAGCATGGAAAGAAGAAGATAAAACCACTCCGAAAGACCACTCTGTACGGGGTATTGTAGTAGGTGAGAACAAAACCACATTGAATGATATGTGGCGAACTCAAACCACAAAACCTAGCGGAAGAATATAAGCATGGAAAATTCGTCAAAGCACACCTATGAGAACTGGTATAACGAGATTGCCAGTTATGAGCGTACCTTCAAGAAATGGGAAGGGCGAGCAGATAAGATTCTCAAACGCTACCGTGACGATTCTAGGACTCAGAACAATCCTAACGCTAGATTCAATATCCTATATTCCAATGTGCAGACGGTTATTCCAGCCATCTTTGCACGACTACCAAGACCTGATGTAAGCCGTAGATTCCGTGACAATGATCCTGTGGGTCGTGTTGCTTCTATGATGCTTGAGCGAGCATTAGAGTATGAGCTAGAACACTACACAGATTACAAGTCCGCTATGGACTCAGTTGTATTTGACCGCATGATTGGTGGTCGTGGTACGGCTTGGGTTCGTTATGAACCGCATATCGTTGCTGGTGAAGGCACACCTGAAGATGGCGTACAGATTACCGAAGATATTGACGAAGCTGACGAGTCAGTTGAAGGTCTAGAGAACGAAAGCCAAGAACGCATTGAGTACGAGTGTGCTCCGATTGATTATGTTCATTGGCGTGACTTTGGTCATTCAGTTGCAAGAACATGGGAAGAAGTAACTGCGGTATGGCGTAAGGTTTATATGAACCGTGATGCCTTAGTTAATCGTTTTGGCGAAGAACTTGGCTACCAAATCCCATTGGATTCAACACCGCATGACTCTAAGACTTATGCCCAACAACAAGATATGGCTATGCAAGCCACAATCTATGAGATTTGGGATAAAGAAACAGGCACAGCACTTTGGATTAGCAAGTCATTAGGTAAGATTCTTGATGAACGCCCTGATCCATTGCAGTTGGAGAACTTTTGGCCATGTCCGAAGCCATTGTTTGCTAACCTTACAACTGAAAACCTAGAACCAATCCCTGACTTTGTGATGTACCAAGACCAAGCAAGGGAATTGGACACGCTTTCAGACCGAATTGATGGCTTGATTAACGCATTGAAGGTTCGTGGCGTTTACGATGCAAGCTCAAGCGAATTACAACGACTATTCTCTGAGGGAGAGAACAACACCTTGATCCCAGTTCACAACTGGATGGCTTTTGCTGAGAAGCAAGGCATGAAAGGTGCAATTGACTTAGTAGACATTACCCCATTTGCTCAAGCGTTGCAGCAATGCTACCAAGCTATGGAGCAAGTCAAGGGTCAAATCTACGAATTGATGGGTATTGCCGACATTCAGCGTGGTCAAACAGACCCTAATGAAACGCTTGGTGCTCAGATTATCAAGTCAAACAACGCTGCTGGTCGTTTAAAGACTATGCAAAACCATGTGGTTCAGTTTGCAACTACATTGTTGAACATTAAAGCACAGATTATCTGTAATCATTTCTCAGAAGATACGATTCTAAAGATTTCAGGTGCTGATCAGCTATCTGAGCAAGACAAGATGCTTGTTCCGCAAGCTCTCCAACTACTAAAGTCAGAATCTGCTAAGAACTTCCGCATTGAAGTCACTAGCGATTCAATGATTTATCAGGATGAGCAACAAGAAAAAGCCGACAGAATGGCATTCTTGCAAGCTATGGGTGCATTCTTCCAACAAGCCGTACCAATGGCTACTGCAGTACCTGAAACAACACCAATGTTGATGGAAATGCTTAAGTTTGCTGTGACTGCGTTTAAGGCTGGCAAGCAACTTGAAGGAATGATTGACGAAACTGCCGATAAATTCCGTGAGCAAGCTAAAGCACGAGAAGGTCAGCCTAAGCCACCAACACCTGAAGTTCAGAAGTTGCAGATGCAAGCCCAGCTTGAGCAACAGAAGATGCAAGCTCAGATGCAGTTGGAAACTCAGAAGATGCAAGCTCAAATTGAGATGGAAAGAGCTAAACAAGAGTACCAATCTCAAGAAACTCAAGTTCGTATGCAGATGGAAATGCAAAGAGATGCTGCTGAACGAGAGATGGAAATGAAGATGGCACAGATGAAGATGATGACTGAGCGTAACACCCAGTTGTTATTGGCTTATGTGAACAACGGTGCTAAGGTTGAAGTGGCTCAAATCTCTGCTGGCGTAAACGGTGGCGAAGGATTGCCACAAGCCTATGATTTAGATGAAGATATGGCTAAAGCTATGGAACATCCGCTTGCACCAATTGCTAATGCTATTCAACAAGGCAACCAACAAACTGCCGAGATGATTGCACAGTTAGCTGAAAACATTAACCAAAACAGTAACAGACCTAAACAAGTCATTCGTGGAGCAGACGGTAAGATTATAGGTGTTCAATGAGTGCATTAAAGTATTCCAACGCATTGCGACACGCTCAGAACGAAGCGTTGATCACTTATGCTGGTAGCGGTGCAATTATTAACATCTATCAGGGAACTGCACCAGCTAATGCTAATACTGGCATAACAACACAGACCTTATTGGTTTCATGTGTGTTGGCTGGGGCATTTGGCACGGATACCAATGGAACTTTAACACTTGGCACAGTCAATAATGGGACTGCGGTAGCTACAGGCACAGCTAGTTTCTTCCGCATATTTAAGGCTGACGGCACAACTGTAGTGATGGATGGATCAGTAGGTGTAACAGGGGCAGATTTAAACCTTGACACCACAAACATCAACATCACGCAAACCGTCAATATTTCAGGTGGCACTATCATTAGGAACAATCAATAATGGCTATTACCGTCAAACATACTAAAGTTAGCACCGTACCTGATACAGCAGACACAAGCTTAGTTCGCCCATCGGATTGGAACGCTGATCATACTCTTACTGGTCTTGGCACAATGGCAGAGCAAAATGCCAACAATGTCAGCATCACAGGCGGTTCAATTAGCGGTACGACTGTTAGCGGTTACATCCCTACAAGTGAAAAAGCCCAACCTTTAGGTGTTGCAACCCTAGATGCTGGCGGTAAAGTCCCAACAAGTCAGATTCCATTGCAAGGTGACCTAAACTATCAAGGCACATGGAATGCAAGCACCAATACACCAACTTTGACTAGCTCAACAGGCACTCAGGGTTATTACTATGTCGTGGATGTGGCTGGTTCTACAGACCTAAACGGCATTACTGATTGGAAAGTAGGCGATTGGGCGATATTTAACGGCTCTGTATGGCAAAAAGTAGACAACACCGATGCTGTGACTTCAGTAAACGGTCAAGTGGGTACTGTGGTGCTTACTACTACCAATATTGCTGAAGGCACAAACGAATACTTTACACAAGCTAGAGCAAGGCAATCTTTGAGTGCTGGTACAGGCATTAGCTACGATAGTGGCACTGGCGTGATCACCAATTCAAGCCCATCTTTGGGTGGTGATGTAGTTGGCCCAGCTTCTGCTACAGATAACTCTTTGGCTAGATACGATACGACTACTGGCAAACTTATTCAAAACTCAGCAGTAATTGTTGATGATTCAAGTAACATGAGTGGCGTTAATACGCTTACTACTGCCAATTTAATAGTCAATGATGATACAACTTTGGGTGGCTCAAATACTGACACTTTAGCTGTAAATGCTCGCATTACTACTGATTTAGAACCAAACACCGATGCAGCCAAAGACATTGGCACAAGTGGCAGAAATTGGCGTGATGGATTCTTTAGCCGTAATTTGCAAGCAGAAGGCAAAGTGGTAAGCCCACATTTTGATGCTTTAAACTCTGCTGGCGGTTCATTAAGAAATGCTAGTGGCACTGCTCAACTACAATGGGGTGGTGGCGGTGGCAACAATGTTAGCGTTGATGTAGCTATAAACATTAACCCAGCAAATGCACAAGTAGATATTAGCCCTACAGGTACTGGCACAGTAAGAATTAACCCAATTACTTTGTCTAGCATGAACAATGTGACGATTGGAGCAACTACACCAGCTGCCATCACAGGCACAACAATTACAGCAACTACTCAATTTACAGGTGCTGGTACTGGTTTAACTGGTACAGCTTCTAGCTTGTCTATTGGCGGTAATGCCGCTACTGCAACTGTGGCAACAACGGCTCTTTGGGGAGCTTAATGACTACTGCGTTTCAGTCAAATGCGTTTCAAAACTCAGGGTTTCAGGTAGACCCAGTTACTGGTGTTATTTACGCAGTAGACCAAAACGATACAGCCAATTTAGTTGGTACTGTTACAGGTGGTGAGATAACAGTTGATACTCATGACGGCTTTACTAAAGACGAATACAAACGCTTTAAAAAGCTACAAAAGAAACTAGCTCAAGCCGAAGCTGCCAAGATTCAAGCAAGACTAGATAAGCAATACCTACGCAAGCAACAAATCAGGGACTTAATAGACCCTAAACCTTCACAAGTTAAAGTAACTAAAGTAGAATCCGTTTCAGAAGTTAAGATTGATAAACCGTCAATTGACCTTAAGAAACTCAATGCGACCATTATCAATCTTCAACGCCAGCAAGAACAACTGCTGAAAACGGTTGAGTTACGGAATCAAATAGCACAGGCACAAGCCATGTTAGCGATTCACGAAGCTCAAATGGCTGCTGAACGAGATGATGAGGAAGCATTATTACTACTAATCTAAACCCACACGCAGAATACAAGAAGGCTTACGACCATTTACACGCTGGCAGATATTCTGCTGGCTTTAGGCTTTTTGAATACCGCTGGCATCCAGCTATTCTGACAAACCAACAACTGCCATACGAAAGACTGCCAAAAGCACCAAAAACATGGCAAGGTGAGTCATTGATTGGCAAATCTATCGTGGTTCAGATGGAGCAAGGCTTTGGTGACATATTCCAATACGCTAGATTCTTGCCAGCCCTTAAAGTTATGGGTGCTGAAAAGGTTGTTGTGCTTTGTGTGCCAGCATTAATGCAAGTTTTAGGTCAGATGGACTGCATTGATCAACTAACAAACAAGACAGAAGAAGGCCCAGCCCACGAATGTGACTACTGGATTGGCTCAATGTCACTCCCATACTACATTGACTGTGCGATGCCTTATGTAAAAGCCCTATTCCCTGTAAGCAACGCCAAGGTTGTAGGCTCAGAGGGCTACTTTGAAGCAGAACCAAGCCATATTCCTAAGAAAGTAGGCGTAAATTGGGGTGCGAGCAAGGGAAATCTTCAATGGATCAAGTCAATTTCTGTTGAACACATGGAAAGCTTGGTTGGTGACGATGTTTATTCATTAAATCCTGAAAGCGATGGCAACTTTAGACCTCTACCTAACGATGGTTGGAAGAAAGATTGGTCAATTACCGCTAAACACATGAAGGCTATGAAGGGTGTGGTAACAGTTGATACAGGAACTGCCCATTTAGCTGGTGCTTTGGGCGTTAAAACCATTGTTTTGTTGCCAAAAGAAGAATTTGTATGCTGGCGATGGAAGAATGCTAGATGGTATGACTCCGTTGTTTGCTTACGACCTGACGAATATCACAAAGTACCTGAACTTATAGCGAGGATGTAATGTTAGTTAAAGTAAAACATAACTGTATTTTATGTAATCACGAAGTTGAGGAATATGACCGCAGTCAAATGTCCGAAAAAGAGTATTACTTGACCTTTTGGAAGTATGAGCTAGGCACACCTGAAGCCGAAGAAGCTTGGAAGCAAAAGCAATCTATGACCAAGCGAGATGCTCCAATGGTGCAGTCAGACATTCAGGGTTATATCAGCCAAATTGATGGATCATGGATTGATTCCAAGTCCAAACACCGTAACCACCTTAAACAACACGGCTGTATTGAGGTTGGCAACGAAAAACAAAGTAACGCAACACCAAAGCAAGACCCACAACTAAAGCAACGCATCGCTGAAATAGCGTATGAAAAGCTTAGATACCGATAATCCGACAACTTGGAGAAAACTATGTCAGAGCTAGACCGTAGAGAACAACTAATGGCTGCAATGGAGCAAGCTGAAGAAGGCACATTGGAAGCACCTGTAGAACGAGAAATTGAGGTAGATGATGACCCAATACGCAACGAAAAAGGACAGTTTGCTTCTAGAAAAGAGCAAGAAGAACCGTCTGAAGAAGAAACACAGGTTGAAGCTCAGGCTGAGGAAGCAGTAGAAGAGGCCGTTGAAGAACCCCAAGAGTATGTGCCTACGGTTGCTCGCCCAACGACATGGAAAAAAGAGTATTTACCGCTATGGGATAAGCTAGATAAAGGTGAAAATTTAACCCCTGAAGAAGCTCGTAAGATGTTGGAGTATTCAACACAGCGTGAAACCGAATACAAGAAGGGTGTTTCTGCCTACAAAGCTGAAGCTGACAATGCTAGGGCTTTGACTGAAGCGATTAGTCCTTTTGTGCCTGAATTGCAAAAAAATAACATTCACCCAGCAGCTTGGATCAATAACTTGGGTCGTGCTCACATGATTTTGACTCAAGCTCCTTACCAACAAAAGGTGCAATTATTTAATCAGCTTGCAAAAGATTATGGTATTGATTTAAACTCAGCTTATAGTGGTGAAAATACAACACAGTATCAAGACCCACAGGCTTTTGCGTTACAACAGCAGATTCAACAGTTGCAACAACAAGTTCAACAGGTTGGTAGCTGGAAGGAACAGCAAGAGCAAGGCGTTCTTATGAACGAGATACAAAGATTTAGTAGTGATGTGGAGAAGCATCCACATTTTGAGGCGGTGCGAGAACAAATGGCTCAATTACTTGAGAACGGTTTAGCAAACGACCTTGAAACGGCTTATGCAAAAGCTGTGCGTTTGAATGATGAAGTTTGGCAGACCGAACAGAATAAACTTCTGAAACAGGCTACAAACCAAGCAAATCAAGCACAACGAGTAGCTAAAGCCAAAGCTGCTGCGGTTAGTCCTAAGAGCGTTACACCTAACACTCAGGCTGGAGCAACAGACAAAAAGGATAGACGGTCTATATTAGCCGAACAAATGGGCGAATTAGGCAGTCGTGTTTAATAAACTAAATTAAGGAAATATCATGGCATTCGCTAACTCAGCAATTACCGATATTATCGCAACGACTATCCAAAGCCGTAGCGGTGAATTGGCAGACAACTTAACAAACAACAATGCGTTATTGAAGCGTTTGAAGTCTAAGGGCAATGTACGCCCATTCTCAGGTGGTAATGTGATTCTTGAGGAATTGATGTACAACGATCCAAATACCAACAACGCTAACTCTTACTCAGGTTACGAAGTTCTTAACATTACTCCTGACAGCCCTATTTCTGCTGCTCAGTTCAGCATCACTCAGTATGCTGACTCAGTAACAATGTCAGGTCTTGAAATGTTGCAAAACTCAAGCAAAGAAGCAATCATTGACCTTCTAGATGGTCGTATGCAAGTTTCTGAAGCTCGCTTGCTAAACCGCATCGGTTCTGACATCTATGGTGACGGTACTGGTAACGGTGGTAAGAACATTACTGGTTTGGCAGCTGCTGTTCCTGATTCTCCAACATCAGGCACATACGGTGGTATTAACCGTGCAAACTGGACTTTTTGGCAGTCTAAGAAGTATTCAGGTACATCAGATGGTGGTGCAGCAGTTTCAGCAACAAACATCCAAAAGTACATGACTTCATTGGCTATCCAATTGGTTCGTGGTAACGACAAAGCTGACCTTATCGTTGCAGACAACAACTACTACTCATTGTATGTTCAGTCACTACAAGCTATTCAGCGTATTACTAGCGAAGAATCAGCTGCTGGTGGTTTCGCATCATTGAAGTTCTACGGTGGTGGTACATCTGCTGATGTGGTGTTAGACGGTGGTGTTGGTAATGCTTGTACGGCTAACCATATGTTCTTCTTGAACACAAACTACATCTTCTTACGCCCACACAAAGAGCGTAACTTTGTACCTATCGGTGGTGAACGCCAAGCGATTAACCAAGATGCAATCGTGAAGTTATACGGTTGGGCTGGTAACTTGACTTGTTCTAACAGCTTCTTGCAAGGCGTGTTGATTGCTTAATTGTGATCACATCCATTAACTTTTAGGAGAAAATTATGTCTTATAACATTACCCCAACCGCTGGCATTAACTTGGATGATGTAGTTAATACAAATCCAAACTCAGCTGGCACAGGCGTACCTGTAAATGGCCCATTGGGTTCACAGGTGTTTGGTTCAGATGGCAAACGCTATGTTCTAGGTGTTGCTGGTGCAGCTATTACAGCTTCTACAGCGACTTGCTCAATCAATGCTTCAACATTTGTTGTTACAGCTTCAGGCGGTACTTATGCAAGTCCAGCCGTTGCGGTTCCATCAGGTGCTTATGCTTGGTTCGCTGCTACTAGCGTTTAAGTAACTTAAGTAGTAAACTAAAGGGGCGGTCTTAACGGACTGCCCTTTTTTCTTTTAACAACCTTAATCCCTTAAGGAGTATTAAATGGCTATTCAATCAGATGTTCGTAATGGCGATGAGAACCTGTATGCTGAGTTCTACATCAAACCTGTAAAACAAAACTTTGCTTCTGAAGAAGCTGGCAGACCAATCTTCCAAGATGTGGTGTTTGTCAAAATCATGACCCCTAGTGACCAATTGACCCAAATTGACACGATTGCTAGAGAGGATCACAAAGCACGATTCCCAAGACAATGGGCTCACTTCCAAAACAAACAAGCTGGTCAGCAACAAGTTACTGGTACACCTGTGGGTGAATGGCCACAACTAACCGCTAGTGCTGCCGAGGAACTGCGAGCATTGAAATTCTTTACAGTTGAGCTAATTGCCAATGCGAATGATGGTCAATTGCAAAGAATTGGCATGATTGCTGGTATGTCACCTAACTCATTGCGTGACAAAGCAAGAGCGTTCTTGAACCTAGCTAATGATTCTGCTGAAGAAGCCAAGCGTGAAGCTGAAATTGCTGAACTAAAGGCAGAAAACGAAAGAATCAAGACAGAAACAGACCGAAAACTTGCAGAGATGCAAGAGCAAATGAAAGCTTTGTTGTTAATGGCTTCTGAAAAGAAACCAAGAACCAAGAAGAAAGTTGAAGAAGTAGAAGAATAAATAAGGGGGTTCGCCCCCTTTTATTTTGTGCAGTAATTGTTATAATCAAGAAAACCTTAATTACTTAGGGTGCAAACCACTAAAGTAAAGGATTCTCCATGTCACAGACAATGCTCCAACTAATGCAAGAAACCTCTAACGAGCTTGGATTAGTAGCCCCCACTTATGTTGCTGGTAACACCAATCAAGATGTGATTCAGCTATTAGCTTTGATGAACCGTCAGGGCTATAACCTAACAAAAGAATACAACTGGCGAGCATTAGAGAAAGAATATCGTTTTTATACCCAAGCCATCAGCACAACTGGCGATGTATTAGATGGTTCTTATGACATTCTGAATGTGGCTAACACTTCAGGTATTGTGCCTAATAAATGGATGGTTACAGGCACAGGCATTCCACAAGATTGCTATGTTGTAGCCGTTAATGGATCAACTGTTACCCTCAATCAACCAGCAGAGCAAACGGCTGTTGGCACTACGCTTACATTTGGTCAGACTAAGTATGATTTACCCCCTGACTACGAAACCATTACTGACCGCACTCAATGGGATAAAACAAAGCATTGGGAGATGCTTGGCCCTGAAGATGCACAGCAATGGCAATGGTTAAAATCAGGCTATATTTCAACAGGCCCACGCATTAGATGGCGTATTTTGGGTCAATATTTCCAAGTATGGCCAATGATGAACACCCAAGAGTATTTGGGTTATGAATATCGTTCAAAAGGTTGGGTTGAAAGCTCTACTGGAGCAGTAAAAAACAGCTTTACATCAGACACAGACACAACCGTATTTGATGATCAAATTATGATTCTAGGCACTAAGCTTAGATATTGGCAGATTAAAGGCTTTGACACTACTGCGTTGCAACAAGAATATGACCGCTATTTGAATGTGGCTAAAGCTAACGACAAAGGTGCTCCAAACTTGTCATTTGCACCTTACCCATCTAAGGTTCTTATCGGTTACGCAAATATCCCTGATACTGGCTACGGAAGTTAATTATGGCTTTCCCACAAAGACGAGTTGCTAGAACGGCAAGTTTGCCCTCACCCATTGGCGGTTGGAATGCTAGAGATTCTTTAGCTGAAATGAACGCTATTGATGCGGTAGAGATGGTTAATTTTTTTCCTACCCCTACCGATATTTTGATGCGTAAGGGCTACAGTCAGCATTCAGGTGGCATAACTGGTTCAGTAGATACATTGATGAACTATGCTGGGCCAACATCACAGACTTTGTTTGCGGTTGCTAACGGTGTAATCTATAACACAGCTACTTCAACAGCAACTTCTGTATATACAGGCTTATCCAATAGCAGATTGCAACACGCCAACTTTACCAATAGTGCTGGTGATCCATTTTTATCAGCAGTAAACGGTCAAGACCCAGCTTTGCTATATAACGGCACATCTTGGATTAAGACGGCTGCCACAAGCACAGCACAAACTATCAGCACCATCACTAGGGGTGGCACAGGCAACCTTACTGCCACCTTAACAACGGCTTCTGCACACGGATTGGTTACTGGCAACCAAGTAACGATTTCAGGTACTACAGAATCTAACTACAACGGCACTTACATTATTACTGTAACTGGTTCAACAACCTTTACTTATGTAATGGCTACTGCCCCAGCTGCCGATGCAAGCGTTGTTGGTTCTTATACAGTAAATTTTGGTATTACTGGCGTTAATTCAAACACTTTCATCAATATCAATGTGTTCAAAGAGCGACTTTTTTATGTAGAAAAGAACTCAATGAATGTTTGGTATTTAGGCACTAAAGCCGTATCAGGCACAGCAAGCAAATTAGACTTTGGATCAGTCGCAAAAATGGGTGGATACATCCAAGCGATGGGTACTTGGACTATTGATGCTGGTCAAGGCGTTGATGATTACGCAGTTTTCGTAACTAACATGGGCGAAGTCATTGTTTACGAAGGCACAGACCCAAGCGATGTAACTAAATGGGCTTTAAGAGGTGTTTGGCAACTAGGTCAAACATTTACAAGGCGTTGTTTTGCTAAATTTGGCGGTGATTTACTACTAATCACGCAAGAAGGTCTTGTGCCTTTGGCTTCTGCTTTGCAATCTAGCCGTTTAGACCCAAGAGTAAACCTCACAGACAAGATTTATGGTGCTTTTGCTCAGGCAACTAGCTTGTATAGCACTAATTTTGGTTGGGAAATCCAATACTTCCCTAAAGCCAATATGTTGATTGTGAACATACCTACAAATACAAGCTTTGAGCAATATGTAATGAACAACATTACAAAATCATGGGCTAGATTTACAGGGGTTCAGGCAACAAACTTTGAAATCCACAACGAAAACATCTATTTTGGATCAAATGGTTTTGTTGGTAAGTTTTGGGACACTTTTGCTGATAACGGCAATGTTATTAATGCAACTGTTCAACAATCTTATAACTACTTTGATAGCCGTGGTCAAAACAAGCGATTTACCCTTGTAAGACCTATATTCTTGACTGATAACGGCTTGCCAAGCGTATTTTGTGCAATTAATACCGATTTTGATACTCAATCTCAATTAGGACAGGTTTCATTTAACCCATCTGCGTTATCCGTAGGTTTGTGGGATGTAGGTGATTGGGATGATAACTTTTGGGGCGGTACTTTGGCGGTCAATAAAGACTGGCAAGGCGTATCAGGCATCGGTTACTGTGCAAGTATTTCGCTGAATGTGGCATCAAAAGGCATTGAAGTTCATTGGGCATCAACTGACTTTGTAATGGAAGCTGGTGGCGTTATTTGAGGACTGTTGTTACTAATAACCAACAATATATGCGAGATTGGCTTACTCGCATACTTTGTCAAAAGTTTCCTGAAGATGCTCAGTTTATAGGGCAAGAAAAAGACGGAAACTTGGTTGCAGTAATAGCGTATTGCAATTTTGTCAATGGATCTTGTGCTATGCACATAGGTACAGTTGGCGAAAATTGGATGGATAAAAATTTATTGTGGGCTTGCTTTGATTACCCCTTTAACAAATTGGAAAAAAAGGTTATATTAGCGACTATGGATGCTTCAAATGAAGAAGCCATAAAACTAAACCGACACCTTGGTTTCCAAGATAAAGCGTTAATTGAAGATGCTCATGAAAATGGGGATTTACTTTTAATGACGATGAGAAAAGAAGATTGCAAATGGCTAAATCTTCAATGCTCATTAAGGAAACGAATAGGAGATTAATATGGGTGGTTTAGGAATAATGGCTCGTGGAGATGGCAATTTTGTCCAGTCACCAGCTTATCAAGATGCTTTCAGACAAAGCGATAACCCCTATGTGCAAGCGGCTCAACAAACAGCCATGGGTAATATTGCTGGTGCTCAGTCTGCTACCCAAGCTAACCGTATTAATCAAGCAACGCCTTATGGTAATTTGCAATACACTCAAACAGGCATTGACCAGTTTGGCAACCCTATTTGGTCAGCTAATCAAACTTTAGCTCCACAATTTCAAGGTGCATTAGGCAATTTATCAAGCCAATTAGCATCACAAACAGCAACTCCATTCAATGCAAGCCAGTTTGCCCCACAAACAAAGGTAGAAGGATCAGGAATGGAAGGTTGGGACAAGGCTACTGGCTTGGTAATGCAACGCCTAGCACCCCAATTAGAAAGACAGCAAAGGTCTTTGGATACGCAATTAGCTAATCAAGGCATCATGCGTGGCTCTGAAGCTTATATGCAAGCTCAACAAGATTTAGGTCAAAGACAGAATGATTTGCTTAACCAAGCTGCTTTAGCTGGTCAGCAAGTTCAGCAAAACCTATATACACAAAACTTGCAAGGTGCAGCTTTAGGCAATCAAGCTCAAGCTCAGGCTTATCAGCAAGCTTTAGGTGGTTACAACTTGCCATTGGCTCAATTAGGTGCATTTAGAACTGCTACTGCTCCAACTTACATTAATCCTTACCAACAAGCTGCTGTTGCTGGCCCTGATATTTTGGGTGCTTATACATCTAGCGAAGCCGCTAAGATTGCCCAACAAAACGCTGATGCTGCCGAAAAGTCTGCATTAACAGGCGGTCTATTCCAGCTAGGTGGTAGTGCATTAAGCAACCCATCGGTAGTTTCAAGCATTGGTAAGGGCTTAGGTAGCTTGTATGACACGGTAACAGGTTGGTTCTAACATGAAGCCAAGCGAAATCATCGCAGCAGATGCTCAAAGGCGTGGCAATAACCCACAAAAAGAACTTGCTTTCGTTAAAAAAGCAGTTGAAATTGGTGGTATTTTCTTGCGTGAGGGTGACACTTTGCTTTTGTTAATACCTTTGGGTGATAACAACGCTGAAATCCACTTATATACTCAAGATTCACCATTAAAGCTATACAAAGCAATGATTGCGTTTTGGAAAAAGCTAACTGCTTCAGAATTAGTAAAGCTCTATACAGATATTACTAACCCACAAGTCGTTGAAATGGCCAAGAGAACTGATTGGAATGTTCAACCCTCAGATAATGAAAACTACAACACAATGGTGTTGGTGAAAGGATAATTATGTGTGGTGGCGGATTTATTGGTGATGCTTTAGGAAGCGTTGGTGACTTCATCGGTGATGTTGGCGATGTATTTGATGATGCAGTTGATTGGGTTGATGAAACAGTACAAGGTGCTGGTCAATGGATTGACGATAAAGTAAACGATGAAATTCCAGGGGGTTGGGGTACGGTTGCTGCTGTTACTGGGGCTGCTTATTTTGGTATGCCAACAGAGTTTGGATTTGGTGAAGCCGCTGCTGGAGAAGCCGCTGGTTCTAGCCCTTGGTTATTAGGTGGCTCTGAAGTTGCAAGCCCTTGGGGTTTATCAACTACTGGTGGTGAATTTGGCGTATTTAATCCATCAACATTAGGTGGTTTTGGTATTGATACTGCTGCACTTGGTGGCATGGAGTGGCTTGGCGGTGTTGGATCATTGGCGGCTGGAACTGCTGGATTGACTGCTTCTCAAATAGCTAACGCTGCAATGGCTGGGCAATATGGCTCAAACGCTGCTAGTGGATTAGGCTATTTAGGTGGTGCAAGTTCATTGCCTAGCGGAACTGCTGGTATTCAAGGCGTTTCATCAACCCCTATTTGGGATAAAGTTAAGAAAGTTGGAGAATCATTCTTAGATGGACAGCAACAGCAACAAAGTGGCAACACAACTATGTTGTTAGCTAAGGGTTTGGGTGGATCACAACAAGATATTCCGCTTTCATACAACATGAACCAAAACCCATTCCAGTTTACGGCTCAATTGCCTATTCAAACGCAAGCAACGCCTGAAACTGATTTATCTAAGAAAACAGAATCATTAGACTTCAATAAAATAAACCAAAATTTAGCTTCTTTGTTAAGGAATCAATAACATGGCTCAATCACCATTTTTAACCGACCCAACCAATCCAGCTAATCCTGAGATTTTGGGGTTAGAACGCCAAAGAAAACTTGCAGAGATGCTTCAACAGCGTGGTATGAAAACGCCTGAAGGTCAAATGGTAAGTGGTCGTTATGTTGCTCCATCTTGGACTCAGTATTTAGCTAACGCTTTTGATGTTTATAGTGGAGCACAAGGTCAAAGAGATGTTGAGCAAAAGCAAGCAGAACTTGCACAAATGCTACGCAGAAAATCAGGCGAAGATGTCATTAAATATAACGAACTTATGTATGGTTCTCCTGAACAAGCGACTTATGGTGCTGGCATGGAAGGCCCAACTAAGCAAGTTACTTCTCCTGAAGTTGCTGCTGACCCATCTAAAGCCTTCCAATTTGCCTTATCTTCTACAAGCCCAGTTCTTAATCAAATGGCTGTTGAACAACTCAAACCTAAAACCTTTAAAGAAGGTGAAATTGAGATGGTATTCAACCCAAGAACAGGCAAAAGAGAGCAAGTTGCTCAAGGTGGCACTAAGCTTCCAGCTGACATTCAAGGAGCAACTATTTTCTTGGGCTTGCAAAATAAAGACCCAAATACATGGACTCCTCAAGAAAGATTGGCTGTTGAAAATAAAGCTAAAGAATTTAGACAGTCAGGTGCTATGAATACAGGTCAAAAAGGCTTGGATAACACTTTAAAATTGCGTAGTGATTTCCGTAGCGAACCTGTTTACAAAGATTTCCAAGCTATTGATAGTGCTTATCGTCAAATTAACAAAGGTTTGGATGCTGGTAACGCAGCTGGTGATTTGGCAGCATCAACCAAGCTTATGAAGTTGTTAGACCCAACATCTGTTGTTCGTGAATCTGAGTTGGTAATGGCTATGCAGGCAACAGGCAAGCTTGATCAGCTTTATAACTATGCAAACAAGATTGCAACTGGTCAATTCCTAAGCCCAACGCAAAAAGAGCAATTTAGAGGTTTAGCAAAAGAGTTTTACAACTCTGCTGGCGAGCAATACAATTTGAAGCGTAAAGAGTACGCTGATATTGCTGAGAGAAATGAATTAAATGTTCCTGATGTTGTTGGTGCTGAAGTTAGAATGCAACCTACATCAGGTTCAAAGAAAGCTCCACCGCCACCAAAAATAAATGAAGTAATTGATGGTTATAGATTTAAAGGTGGAAACCCAGCAGACCCTAAAAACTATGAAAAGGTGAAATGATGGCTGCTCCTTGGGAAAAATATCAAGCAACCCCTGAAGCTTCTGCTCCTTGGGAAAAATATGGTCAAGTTGAACCAACTGATGTTGCAGAACAACAGTTTGGCGAAACTGGTGGCGGTGCTGCTACTGGCAGACCTAATAGGCGTAATCAGGTTAATATTCAAGCCCAACCACGCCCATTAGAAGCTGTTGGTGCTGGGTTTGTTAAATCTATGTTTGTTGATCCTGTATTGGGTACTGCAAAGCTATTGTCAGGCGGTAATGTAGGTCAAGAAGCATCACAGAGATACGCAGAAGAAGCAAAACCATACAAAGAAGCATCACCTATTGGTTATGGTATTGGTCAGTTTGGTGGTTCAATTGCCCCAGCTTCTATGGTTATGAAGGGTTCTTCAATGATTCCTTCGTTTGCTAACTCACAATTGGCTCAAAATGTGCTAACTGGCACAACTATGGGGCTATTAACCCCACAGGAAACAGGCAAAACAGGCGTTGATTTTTACAAACAACAAGCCAAAGAAGGCGTTATTGGTGCTGGTGCTGGTTTTATCCCTACTGCTGCTGAAAAGCTTGGTTTTGCATTAAGAGGTAAGCCACAAACCCCTGAAATGACCGCTGCTATTGATAAGGCTAGGTCATTGGGTTATGTAATTCCACCAACTCAAGCCAATCCTAACCTTATTAACAAAACTGTTGAAGGTATTTCAGGTAAAGCCGCAACAGCACAAAACGCAAGTGCTAGAAACCAGTTAATTACTAACGAATTAGCAGCACAGTCTTTAGGATTGCCAAAAGATACTGTGATCACTAGAGATGTTTTAGAGGGTATTAGAAAAACTGCTGGCACAGCATACGAAAATCTAAACTTATCAGGAACAATTAAGACAAGTTCTAAATATAACCAAGCTTTAGATGATATTGCTAAAGATGCTGTTAAAGCACAACAAGGCTTTCCAAATGCAAAACCTAGCGAAGTTATTGACCTAGTTAATTCATTAAAATCACCTACTTTTGATGTTGGTGCTGCAACTTCTAAGATTAATTTGCTTAGAGATGATGCAGATAAAGCATTTAGACAAGGCGATACTGCTTTGGGTAGAGCAAATAGAAAAGCTGCCGAAGTTCTTGAAAATACAATTGAAGCTCACCTTGGCAACACCAAGCAAACAGACCTATTAGATAAGTTTAGAGAAGCTCGCCAATTAATTGCTAAGACTTACTCTGTTGAAAAAGCCGCCAATACGGTTACAGGCACGGTTGATGCTAAAAAACTAGCTGCCCAACTAGCCAAAGGCAAACCATTAAGTGGTGAACTTAAAGATGTTGCTGAGTTTAGTGCTAGATTCCCTAAGGCCACGCAAACAACTGAAGGCATGGGTAGCTTGCCACAATTTAGCCCATTAGATTACATGGCTGGCGTAGGTGGCTCACTTGCAACGCAAAACCCAGCATTATTAGGGGCGGCCGCTGGCAGACCATTACTAAGAGAAGCTGCTTTATCTAGCCCAATTCAGAACAGATTGGCACAAAGAACACCAAGACCAACTTCAGAGTTAGCTAGACTACTCATGTTGCAACCAGCGAATCAATTAATAGGAGAGTAAATAATGTCACGCAATGGATCAGGAGTATATTCATTACCAGCTGGCAACCCAGTTGTCACAGGTACAACCATATCATCATCTTGGGCGAATACAACCCTAAGTGATATTGCAACTGCTCTTACAGGCTCAGTAGCTGCTGACGGTCAAACAGCTATGACTGGCAACTTGCAGATGGGTAACAACAAAGTTACTGGTCTTGCTGTAGCTACATCGTCAGGCGATGCTTTATCTTATGGTCAAGCTGCTACTATTTCTGCTCTTACAGTAACAGGTGCTTTCGCTGCCAACGGTGGAGCAACACTAGGAGATGCTAGTGGAGATGCTTTAACTATTAACTCTAGTGCAGTATCTATTCCTAATGGGTTGAATTTTGATAGCAATACTTTTGTTATTGATGCTACTAATGACAGAGTTGGTGTAGGTACTGCTAGCCCAGCACAAAAACTTCATGTTGCATCTGCTGGCACAGTAGCAATTAGAGTTCAAAATACTGCTTCAAATGGTTCAGCAGCCACAAATTACATAAACACAACAACTACATGCAATGTTGGAGTTGATGGAGTTGGTGGATATATTGAAACACTAGGTGCATATGCAACGGTTTTTTATACCAATTCAGTACAACGCATGATAATAGACTCTAGCGGTAATGTAGGTATTGGAACAAGTAGTCCTCAAGCTAAACTTCATGTCAGCGGAACTACAACAAGACCTATTATCCAAGCAACAAATACCAATGGAAATGCTGATATTAAATATCAGAGTACAAATAGAACTTATGTTGTTGGAGTAAATACAGGCGGTGCTGCTGGTGAGTTTGCTTTCTATGATGATACTGCTGGTGCAGAACGCATGAGATTAGACACTAGCGGTAACTTGCAAGTTGGTAGCTCAGGTTTTAACACTCGAATTGGTGCTTTTGTAGATGGCGGAGCAGACCGTGGAATTTTTCAAGCTGCCGTAGTTGGTGTTACAAATGGGTTTTATATTAACTATATAAATGGTTCAGGTTTAGTTGCAGTTAGATTTTCAGGTATTGCTACTACCGCAGCAGCAGCAAACGCACACTTAGATTCAGGGGATGACAATAGACTTTATCGTTCAACTTCTTCCATTCAATATAAAACAAATGTTGAAAATATTGCTAAAGAAAATTCTGATTCTGTATTAAATTTAAGACCTGTTTGGTATCGTTCATTAGCATCTGAAGATAAAAAAGATTGGTCTTGGTATGGCTTAATTGCTGAAGAAGTTGCGGAAATAGAACCGAGATTGGTGCATTGGTCTTATCCTGATTCTGATTATGATGTCACAAACGAAAATGGCAAAATAAACAGAACTTTAAAATCAAACGCAAAATTAGTTCCTGATGGCGTTCAATACGAAAGAGTATCAGTTCTTTTGTTAGATGTTGTTAAGCGTCAAGAAGAAGCAATTCAAGAACAACAAGCCATCATCAACGACCTAAAAGCTCGTATTGAAACATTAGAAGCTAAATAAGGATAAATCATGGAACTAAAAGTAAATCAACTAGACCGCAACACAGATGGTGACATCGTAACTACTGTTCATTGGACAGCTTCTAAACAAGATGGTGAATTCACAGCATCATC